TGCCGATAATCAAAGCGTCCTGTAAGTCCGGGTCAGACGGAATGCCGTCCGATCCACCAGACAAGCTGTAAATACCGTCCAAAGTACCAGCACCTTCAGCAGTGTTGTCGCTGATTCGGATGAAATCCGAAACCAGAGCCATGTAAGTTTCAACATAGAACCGACTTGTCTGGTTCTTTGTCAAGTTGCCCCATGCTTCTACCGATACGCCGTTATTGAAGATTTCGATAATAAAGTGGTCTTCACGAACGTCGTTTGTAATTCTGATCTGAGTCTGACTGCCTTCGATGCCAGGGCTGTCAGCATTGACGGAGAACGAGATGCTGCCGGTGTTGTTCACAGCGCCAGTTACGATACCGTATGTTGCAATGCCAACGGCACCAGTGACACCTTCTGGGCTTGAGCCACCGTGTGTTGATGTGTCGATGCCGAATAGTGCTTCTGCTGTGCTGTCTGGCTTAATGCGAAGACGTGCATCGTTTCCAGTGTGATTTGTGTTGAACTGTACGTTGTTGCCAACTGCTACAGCCGTCCAACCACCTGGGAGAGTGCCGCCGTTTTCAACCTTTTCAGCATTGATGGCGATAATGACATCAGCGATGACATTCGATGCGCCTTCGAGAGCCGACAGGTCAATTACTTGAACAACGCCGTCGATCAGCACGTTGTCCGTGCCGTCTACAACCATCTGAAGATTCAAACCTGTTAGACCTGTGAAGTCGTAAACACCAGGAGTCTGATATGCCACGTTAGGATACATAGCCATTGAGCCAGTAACCGATGCTTGAGTCATGCCAGTACCAAGGCCAGTTGGGTTTCCGGCCAAGACTGTTTTGCCATAAATGGCGTCCTGAACCGAAACCAATTCCAAAGAAGCGTCAGGTCCATATGCCCAAATGGTTTTAACACCAATTGTGCCTGTTCCTGTCTTGTAGAACTGAATGCCGTCGTTTTCAAAGTCGAGTTGTGTGTTCAAGTCATCAACGACTTCTTGAACTAAGTAAGTCCCTGTCAAGACAACCAGTGTCTTAGCGGACAGATTGCCATTCAGTCTCCAGCGGAAGAATGAGTCTGCGTCAAACGTATATGACCCGCTCACTCCTGCGTAAGCTGATTCAATCTTTACCAATGTGCCAGCAGCAGGAACATCAACCGTGGCGGATAGTGCCTGTTCATCACTGACCGGATCGGTATCCGCAACTCGAACGATGAATAACTCATTGGCAACAAGCAAATACTGCTCGGCTGCGTAAATGAGGAACGGATCGCCAACGTCCGGGTGTGGATTGCCAAATGTAACGTGCAATTGACGGTTTGTTGCAATAAGAGTCGGCAAATTTATTGGACCCTTAGAAGCAAAGCCGACCAAGCCCGCACGGTGGAAGGACTGGTCAGGAGCAATGTAGCTCAAGTCTTTCTCAGTGATTCTAACACTTGGGCTAATGGTGTTAGAAGGCGGGAACCCCTGTAGAATCGCCATAGTCTTATTCTCCCTTTCTTAACTTGTTTGGTATGTGCCTTGTGGAAATCAATCCATCCTTTTCTGCTCTATCTATGTATTCAGTTGATCTTTCATCTTCGAGAAGATAAATATTTTTTCCGCAACCTATTCCTGGTACATTCAATACCGTGAAAGAGCGTGGAGCCGTCCTCGACCTTATGACTAATTGAACCGGAAACTTCTGTTTGTTTTTTATTTCTAGCATTCTAATTCCTTGACAGATTCTTCTATTCTCGCCATAACCTCAGTTATTTCTTCCTCGGTCATACCGTCAACAAAGTCAATCTTCATTTTTAGGACTGCCTTCTTGCGTTCAATCGGTTGAGGTATATAGGTCTGAGCCGTCATATTAAATTCGTATTTAATTACTCTAATTGCTTGATCGCCCGGCTCAACTTCCAGGTTGTTAGCAATAGAGTCCAGCTTGACCATGACCTCCCAAGGGACACCTGTTACTCGTATGTATGCCGCATGGCTGAATTTTGTTAGAATTTGTTCCACTATCTGATTCATATCTTCACGGTACATGGTCCATGCCGTGATTGAATAGCCAATATTTACTGGAACGCCTCTTGCCAAACCGAATATGGTGTCTTTGTTATATTTTTCGCTAATCGCCAAACCTGGACGACCATTGCTGCTGTTGCGAAATAGATTGATTGCTTTGTGGTATGTATAGCGATCAAGATCATAATCAATTTGCGTTTGCGTCAAAGCCAGCAGTGGCAACTTGAGACGGTCAACAACTAATGTCTCGTCCTTATGAACATTGTCTTGCACGATTGCAGCAACCGCTTTCTCTGGCGGTCCTAACATCACAGGGATTGGCCAAGCCTTGCCGTCCTCGTCAATGACGACAATGTTGTTAAACATATCCAACATGGCTTCATCTGTGCCACGAATTGATTTAGAATAACGATAGAGGACATTCCGCTCAGGATTCTCCAGATCGTTAATAATGAAACCACGCTGCATCGGGTCGCAGTCAACTCTGGACCCGAAGCCAGTTTTTTTCATTGTTTCGTCTTTGAGGAAATTCAAACTGTCGTCATTGATTCCTCTTCGATTGTCTGCGTCACGTTCTGGGTCTTTGCCACAGTACGGAGGAGAAGGATCGAGATTTACGTCCGCAGGAATTCCTGGCACAGCGCAATTGTCCAGATTTCTTTGCTGATGATTTGGGTTATTGGTGCTGCTCATTGTTTCTCCTATAATTAGTTATTCAGGTGAAAGTCAAATATGGATAAGCTCGAAATCAAATATCGGTCGTGGTACAAGGGCGTTCCTCCTCGACCAATCAAACTTCAAATTCCCGGCTGGGCTGGTGAACCTAACGATCATGCCACTGGCGACAAACCACAGCCGTGGCATTGTCCACCATTCGTTGATGGTGCCACTTATGGACTGGAACTCTGTTACCCATTTGAAACAGAGTGCCGAGTCAGCATGGTTAATGACCAAGTTGTATTTGATGGTGATTTCACCGAAGAACAAAAAGAATGTCCCGATGTTTCTTTGCCGCCTTTCATGTGTTTCGCACCAGGACACTTCGGCATGACTTCGGCCCTCGATATTAAAGTGCCGACAGGGTACATTCTTAGAACAGAATGTCACCCAAGGTACTACACTGATTCCACATACACAGTTCCCTGTTGTTTGCCGGGCCATATTCAGACCGAATGGTGGCCCAAAATCTTCTTTGTGGTTTTCAAAAATCCCATGCCAGGGCAAACTCTAATCTTTAGGAAGGGCGAACCATACGGTCAGGCTCTCGTTCTTCCCAAGAAGGTCAGCTATGACATTAAAGAAATGACTATTGCTGAAGCAACCCAGCGTGCAACAACTGATGACAAGCTAGGTAAATATTGCAAGAGATTTGTCAACAATGATTGGCATGACCATTTGGGCCATAACTTTGATGACAAATACAAGGTGCTAAGTGCTGTTTTCAATAAGAACGGTGCAAAAGGCGTTCAAGAGTTTATTGATGCCGTAGCAAACAAGATTGAAAACAAAAAGAAATTCCGTGGCAAATTGGTCATGAAGAGGAAAGATGAAGGCATTCAAGATAAAGAAGAGAAGTCATAGGCAACCAGTGTTCATCATTGGCCCGCCTATAACTTCTTTCCCGAAACCGAAATTACCACAAATGTTCTTTGGCCGTGTTCACCAACCAGCTTTGTTCAAGCCTCAGCCTACCTTTGAGGTTGTCCAGGTTGACCGGGTTGACCCGGCTGACCCTGTGGTTGAGCCTGCGGCTGTCCTGGACCTGGAGAAGCCGGAGCTTGCGGCGATGCTGGACTTTGTTGTGGGGAACCTCCAGGCTGGATTCCAGCGGCTTTCTGGAATTGTTGAAACGCCTGCTGAATTTTCTGGTCTTTAATGCCAGAGATCGTCTGGAACGCCTGAGCAATTTTAGGATCAGACATTGGGTTCGGAGGCACTGGTGGTGCGGTTTGTCCACCTTGTATTGGTGCAGCCGGTGCATTCGGCTGACCTGGGGCTGGTTGTCCAGGAGCAGCACCAGGAGCCGGAGGAGCGCCAGGAGCGGCTGGTGGTTGACCAGGAACGGGAGGAGCGCCAGGAACGGCTTCCTTTAGCATTTTCTGATAGAACTGATAAAACGATTTCATTGTGGTCCTCGATTAAACGATTTTGATTTTCAAATCTGGTTGTTTTTGTGTAACTTTGCCTTCGCCTGTTACCACGTCTTCCTGGAATCGTTGGCAAATCAGTTCAATACGGAGTGCGCCCCATAGCTTGAACTCGCCCAGGTTTCTTTGAACAATAACCCAATTCTCTCTAAGGTGTGGGGTAAACAACCTTGATCCAATTTTGGGTGGATGCCCGACGTTCTGGAGTACAGATCGGTAGTTAAGCTCGAATTTCATTTCGTCGGGGGCATCAATGCCAAACTGATTGATTAGGTTTTGTGAAGGAATTGGCTCGTAGTTACACCATAATTGAACAGGGTTGTTTGAAAACAATTTACCACGAGCTTCCAAATACACCGGATCAATCATGTTAGGGGTGATAACCACTTCATAGTAGTAAAGCGGCGATCCACCCCGTAAGATCGCTTCTTGATCCCACAGATTGAAAAGATCGTGCGTTCGATCATTTGGATCAAACATCTGCACGCTTCCACGCAATTGATACGGTGTTCCGTCTAAGTTCTTCAGTCCCATGTTGGTATATAGTTTGTTAGTCTTGGAATGTACACAGCGGAAATTTGGAAGCGTAGTGCGCAAACGAAAAAAACCCATCCTTTTCAGGATGGGTTTTCATAAATTCAATAGTCAAAGCTGAAAATCAATTAAGTGTAAAGCGTGGGGATATTGCGATCTCGCCACCGCCTGCTGGCAAAGTGTACGGAGCCGTGGAAAATCTTTCCACCCACAATAATCTAGGTGTACCTTCAATTGTAGTAACGTAGTATCCGTAAATGGTCACACCTGTCGTAAATGAAAAAGTATGCTCGCTGTATACTGCGGAATTTACACCAAATGAAGAAGTAGTGGTCCAACCGCTCCCTAACATTGTATAGGGGATATAGCCAGTTGGGGCTGTTGCTTCAGTGATATTTGCAGCCAAATCGGTTGTTTTACCGGGCGTCAAATTATTTGTGAAAAGGCGAAGCAGACGTTGACCGCCCGAAGGGGCAGCACCGCCGTCTTGCCCAATCATGTTCACAATGTATTGAAGCATGAGAACATCGGAAATATTTGGAACCACTAGCGACATAATTCATTCTTCCTTTTTCTAATCACAAATCGACGTATATATTGCATGACACTACGCAATAAAGACGGTAGCTTATATAAGCTCGCCGCACCAAATCCGGTTATGAAGACCCAAGAAACATGGGAAGGATTCACAGTCCATAATATGCAGTGGGATGGTGAAACCGCCAAAGACACCAATCAAGTTACCCCTTTAACATCCGATTTTGATGTTCGGGACACCTTTTTGTCTGCTTTAGACAAGGCCAAAGCCGAAATTAAGGTGTCTGAGGCCAAAACGGAATCCACCCCACCTCAAGTTGAGAGAAAGCCTGTCGTTCAACCCGACTTACAAAGAGAAGAACTCAGAGCATCTACAGACAGCGGAATTGAAAAGACATTTATTCATTGTCTGCCCGCTGTTTTGAGAACCAGGAAAGATTCCCTTTATGGCGATTCTTATACTACTGTCCAATATGGAAAACCAACTTCTTTTGAAGGCGTCATCCTGAATCAACAAGATTTGTTCATTGAAGTTTGGACTGATGCTGATTCAATCAATGCCGGGTCCATCCTTTTTCCAAAGCAAGGCTACAAACGATGGTGGCGAGTCCAGGGAAAAGAACAAAAAGGAGGGGGCTGGGTCTTATCGGCAACGCCTTCAGATCACCAGCCCTCTTTCGATCTATGACTTTCCTGGCGGTACAATCCGTGCAACCAGTCCTGCTTTTTGAAGTTGCTCTCTATGGTCGTTGACAGCTTTCAAATAAGCCATCTCGTAAATGTCACCGACCAATTTCATAAACGCAGTAAGGTCGCTCTCTGTAAGGAGGGTGACTCCCATTCTTTCAATTATTTGTTCATTCTGTGCATATCTTTCTTGCAGCACTTCAAACATTGTCTTCTTTAAGTAATGCCCACGGGGGTTACTCATGTAATCCATCCAACTTGCCATTATGATCCTTCCCTTATTGATTTTTCAAGATTTGCAACAGCCGAAGCGTACTCGTGTGGCTGGTACTTATCCTTGCTTGTGTGGAAGTAATTGAGCAACTTCTTCTTCTGTTCTGTTAAATCTGATGAGTGATTTCTCAAGTAATGTGGATGGTGAGCAAGACCAAGCCAATTCCTTTTTTCAAATAGATCATCAACACTTTCCGTAGGCGTAGGAACTTGCTGTGGAGCCGCAGCCGGGGCTGGCGCTGTAGGAGCAGGAGCTACTGCTGGTTCTGGCTGTGCCTCTGGTGTTGTTTGATTCTGACCCTTTCGTTGAGCAATCTTGTCTTTCAAGGTCGTTGGCTTTATCGGAGGCGTAATTTCTGCCTGTGCCGTTGTCTTTGTCGGAGGCGTAATTTCTCTAGCCGCATGTGATGCCGCTGGTGATGCCGCTGGTGATGCCGCTGGTGCTGGCAAATTAAAGCGTCGATTGATTTCAGCCTGAACTCGGTCCATTACATTGGTGTTGTCCTTGCCGACAATTTTATTTAGAATAAGTTCTTGTATAAAGTTGCCATATTTTGCACCCCGTTTTGCCAGCAAGTTGAATTGCTTC